GAGTTAGAGGGAGTTCAAAAAAGGTATGATCACCTAGGGAACGACCACGCTATCTATGTGAGGTTTAACAATGGCTGAAGGTGCAGCAGTAGCCGCTATTGGCGGTACATTACTCGACATGAAGGGGCAAAAGGATGCTGCTAGATCTGAAGCGGCTGCTGCTAGGAGAAATGCCGATCAAAAGAGAAAAGAGGCCCTTGAGCTTCTCGATCGCTTTAATATAAATGCCGCCGCTATGAAAGGTGAGGGTGAGATCGAGGTATCTAACCAAATGTTAAGTGCCGCGGCTAGAGGGGTGGATGTTGGGTCTGGCTCTGCATTAGATACCTTTGAGCAGACTAGAGCTTTAGTAGCTGATGAAATAGCCCTGAGAAAAAGGGAAGCTTTATTTCAAGCGCAGCAGCTTAGAAGATCCGCAGTAAGCGATGAAATATATGCCAGAGATGTTAGGAAAGCCAGTAAATACAGAAGGTTTGGCACTTTTCTTAGAGGTGCTGGTACAGCAGGAGGGTTATTACTGTAATGGGACTACGATTAAAGATACCTAGAATTAGTCAAGATGTTAGTACTGCTAGAGAGGATACTCGTAGATCTGGTTTAGTAGGTAGAGCATTGTCTGACGTAGGGCGATCTATTGCCGATGTAGGCGTTAAAGTTGGATCTATTGTAGAGAGAAGAGAGCAAGAGAAAAAGAAGTCTGAAATCTCTATGAAACGTAGGATATATAAGGCCAAATTGGGAGAGACTGAAAAGCGTATTCGAGAGGAATTCGAGAACGACCCCGACACAGGGTTTGAGGAATATAAAAAGACTAAAGAAAAGCTATCTCAACAGATGATGCAAGGAGTGACTGACCCACAAGTACAGTTTGAACTGCAATCAGAAAAAACTATTATAGATAGTGCTTTTGATATTAGGGCTGAGTCTTATAAAAATTTAAGAAGAACAAAGTTATTTAAAGAAGAGCTAACTGAGTCGGCTGAGTTTGATAGAAACCAGTACCTCCAGACACCTCCAGAGAATGTGGAAGATGTTATTAACGACATTATGTATGACTTAGCAGATATTGAATGGAGGTCTTTTTCCAATGAAGCAAAAAACGCTCAGGCTCAACAGGATACAGCTACTAGAGTAGACGGAGCAGTAGAAGGGTATTTAAGAGCCTACCAGTTTAATAAAGCTAGAGATTTAGTAGAAAAAGTACCTGACTATAGGGATGAGTCTATTTTAGATAAAGCTAGCTATCTTAGAAAAATTGACCAAAGAGAACAGTATTATAGAAACCTTCAAATTAACAAGCAAAGGCAAGTCGATCAATGGCTTAAGGATAATAATCGCAAGGTTTTATTGCAAGCTGAGGAGGCAATTAGGGAGAAAGTCGCCAACCCTGAAGCAGATAATAATGAGTCTTTTAACAAGTTAAGAAGGTTGAAAGAGGTTAAAGTAAAATACAATAACTCTAGGTCGCGCAAGACTATGAGTGCCCGAGATAAGAACAGAAGTAGTAGGCTAGCTGTTCAGTTTATGGAGGCGATTAGTGAATCTGACGGCCCTTCTTATGTAACTAGAAAGAGGATTAATAACAACTTCTTTGCTGGGAAACTGTCGGCGGAAGACGCTGAAATGGCGTTAAAATCTTTTAAAACTAGAAGCGACAAAAAATATAAAAGAGAGGAGATGTCTAAGTCTAACTCTATTCTAAGGGAGCAAAACCAGAGTCTCAATTCTATAGGTTTTTATGAAACAGATCAAGAAGAGGTGGCAAGACTTATGACTATCAGGGATGGGATTGTACAAGACTTCGGTTACTCTCCTGTTGATGCTGCTTATATCGCCTTAAATTCCGCGGGTAAAGGTGAGCTGCAAAGATCGGGAGAATCCTACGGACACTATGGAGAGGTCAGCCTAGAGGCTGTAAAAAATCATATTATAAGAGTAGCTACTGGTCAGGGTGAGTACAAGAAAGCGAGTCCTAAAGAGCGTGAGGCTATTCTTAAAAACTTACAGAAGTTTGAGACTATACTGAGAAGTAACGAATATCCTACTCTGTTAGACTTACAGCAGAAAAAAGCGAGAGGGAAGTAATGGCAGAAAGAATTAGTCAAGATATCATAGGTAACGAGCAAAACAGTCCAATGGTAGATGTCTACTCTTCGGAGAGAAAACTGGCATCAACTCCAGAGGAAAGATTGAAAAAAATAGCCGAGCAATACTCTAAGGAGTTAGGTAAAGACTATACACCTCCAGAGGAAGAAGAGTCAGATCTGATGGATATTGGCGGCAAGGTGTTAGAGAATCTCGCTGAGATGCCGACTGCCGTAGGTGTAGGAGCTGTTCATGCAGTACAAGAAGTAGGTAATACTGCCATAGCATTAATAGATGCCGTGGAAAACTACTCTGCTGAAAAGTTCGGTCACAGTGCAGATATACTATTTGAGGAAGGGCAAAAGCTAAGGTTTGCTGAGCTTACTCCCGAGATGAAGACTCCGGCAGGAAAGATCACTAAATTTATGACCCAACTTTTTGTCGGGATGAAAGGTCTCGATAAAGTTTTTAAGTACGGGAAACATGCCAAGGGCGCAGGGAAAGTCCTAAGGAACATGGCACTAGGGGCTGGGTCAGAGGCTATTGCTACTAGTACTGATGATGGCATGGCAGTAGATATGTTCTATGAGTTCTTCCCAGAGGCAAAGAATCCTGTAATGGACTATCTTGCCAGTAACCCTAAGGATACTGAGGCGGAGAAAAGGTTTAAAAAGTTTACTGAGGGGTTCTTTTTAGAAGGGCTAGCTGAAGTAGTTTTTAAAGCCTTTAAATTGGTAAGGGCAAAAAGGGTACAGAAGAGTGTAGCTAAAGATACTGATGATGTATTAGAGGAGATGGGACAGCAAGGTATCCCAGCTAATAAGCAAGAGGCATTAAGTCCTGAGGAAGTAGCTCAAGTTAAAGCTGATAGGAGAGCAGACTTACCTCCTACTCCAGAAGAAGAAGGTCTACCGCCTACTCCGAAAGAAGGTCTACCGCCTACTCCGAAAGATGATCTACCGCTTACTCCAGAAGAAGAAGGTCTACCGCCTACTCCGAAAGATGATCTACCGCCTACTCCGAAAGATGATCTACCGCCTACTCCCGAGCAAGAAGGTCTTCCTCCCGATACATTAAATGGCGAGATCTTAAAAATAAAACAAGAGGTAAAGGCAAGAAGGCAAGCGCAAAAAGAACTACCCCCTATACCTACTCCCAAAGACCCTAAATATCCCGACCTCTATAACATTAAGGATACTGACGGAGTTAGGAAGGCCATAAAGAAAATGGTTAAAGGTGAGCATCCTACTCAAGAGGCTGCAAAAGAGACTATAACTAGAGACCAGATGCAAGAGTACGCCGCTAAACTAGGTGTTACCTTTGAAAACTTAGAGGAAGTCATAACTAAAGAAGGTTACTCTGCTGTCGAACTACAGGCGTTAGTTGATTTGACTAAAAAGTCTGCTGACAACGCCTACGAATCTATTTTAAAAATCGACCCAGAGAATATAAGTAAAGCCGATGAGCTGGAAGTTTACCAGCATTTAGAGCAATTAGAAACTACAACCAGTATTCTTCGTCCTGCTGCTAGTGACCAAGGGCGAGGGTTAGAGCTTTTAAAGCAAGTAGCAGATGTGAGTAAAAAGGATAGACTCTATAAAGAGCTTAAAAGAAAGTACGGTAAAGATGCTGTACCTCACATTGTTAAAGCGATGAAAGAAATCGAGGCAAGAGGTGGGATTGATAATTATCTATACTGGAAGGCGTTAGTTGATCGACCGTTTTATGTAAAGATAGCAGACGCTTCTACTGAATTTCTTATCAATAGGTTCTTAGGTTCAGTCGCTACTCAGTCCGTAAACCTTTTTTCAAATGCATTCAATACTGCTACTCAGCCTGTAGTTAGAAAGTACGCTGAAGTACTTAGCGAAGGGCTGGAAGAGTCCGTACAAAGAGGTGAGGCAGGGGCATACTTTGATGTTATCACTAGTATGGAATCTCTTAAGGACGCGTTTCAAGCAGCTACCCTCACATGGAAGACAGGTAAAAGTAAGTTCTATACTAAATATGATTTAAACCTTAGATCGGATAAAGGTATAGACAGACCCGATATGATGAGCGCGGCTGCGTTTGATTTAGAAGGAACTGCTGTCGGTAAAACTCTCGACATGCTTGGTAAGGCATCATCTCTCCCATCTAAAATGTTAAACAGTGCTGATGAGTTTTTTAAATTTATTAACCAGCGAGGAGAGCTACACGCTTTAGCTGTTAGAGAGTCTAAAAAGACCCAGATGATAGAGGGTCTTACTGACCTAGAGACTGAGGCCCTTAGACAAAAACTGCTGAAAGATCCTACGTTTGAAATGCAGGTAGCGGCTAAAAAGCAAGCTGAGTACGCTACATATACCCAAAGTCTAAATGATATTAACATGTCCCCTAGAGGCTTAGGTAAGCTTAACTTCTCGGGATTAGAGCAAGACTTAAGAGGCAATGTACTGGGTCGAGTCGTAGCTCCTTTTATTAGAACTCCTACAAATATTGTAGCTCAAACATTAGAACATACTCCTATTGCTTATATTCAGGATACCTTCGGTAAAGCTATGAGAGAAGGTGGAGCCGCTAGAGATATTGCGCTGGCTAAAGTTAGCTTTGGTTCAACTGTCATGGGCTTTGGCGCTTACTTAGCAGCTAACGGTGTTATTACCGGAGATGGCCCAACCGATTATAGGGCTAGGATAGCTTTAGAAAAAAATGGAAACTGGAAGGCAAATAGTTTAAAAACGCCAAAAGGATATATCCCTCTAAGCTCCTTAGGTATTATGGGGGAAGTACTTGCTAAATCTGCTCAACTTGCAGAGGTATTAGGTACTGCTAGCCGCACTGATGATGGGGAGAGAGATGAAATAGGTACAGAAGCAGGGGCTTATTTAGTCAGTCTATACACTCCAGACTTTTTAAGCCAAGGCATCTCTGACGTACTTTTAGCTAGAGAGGGAAATAAGCAAGCTCTAGAAAGACTTGGAAGAAGTACGGTAGGTCAGATGTCTGTAGGTAGAACCTCGGAAAGTATTAGAGGTCTTTTCGGTTCTGTAGCTCTAGATAAGTCTCCGCGAGGGGAAGATAGAAATAAGATATGGCAATCCATAATTAATAATTTTAAAGCTGGGTTCCCTCAAGATTTTGTTGAAGCCGCCGGAGGAGAGAGATTGTATCCCCGATTAAACTTGATGGGTAAAGAGATAAAGTTTTATGGATTGTATCAGGACGAGTACGAGTTCGGTGCTTTAGGAGGGGAGATCCATCCTGAAATAGCTAAGTTTATAGGTGAGTTTAATAATACAGCTAGAAATCTTTTAGAAGACAGATCAGGTTACGAGTTATTCAGACTGACAATGCCCCCTAGAGCGCTTGATGTTAGACAGTCTACTAAAGGCGGTACAATCAAAATTAGCGGTAGAGGTACGTACGAGTTAAACAATGAGCAATATTACAAATACGTCAAGTACTCTGCTGGTTTAGATAGAGGTAAAATAAGTGGAGGCTCGCTTGAAAATAGGATAGTAGGTATTCTTAGAAGCACTAAGAATAATAAAGCGATGACTCCTGTATTAAAAATGCAGTTAATACGTCAAACTATAAATCAGTACAGGAAAAATGCTGAAAATATTCTTATGCAAGAGTATCCTGAAATAAGACGAGAAATGTATAAAGAGTCTCGGGAAGAACTTGAAAGAAAAGTGATTCCTAGATTGGAGATATAATATGACCGTATCAAATACTACAGTAAAACAGACTTATGATGGCAATGGGGTAACCACCTCTTTCGCCGTACCCTTTGACCACAGTGATAATGACACTATTCAAGTGGTGTTAATTGACGAGACTACAGTAGATACATCAACTGAGTCAGGGTTTGATGAGACTGTTCAGACTATAACTACTGATTACACCTTGACTGGAGATCCGGCCACTGCGGTTGTGATGAACTCCGCTCCTAGCGCCGACGAGAAGCTAAGAGTTAAAAGGGTTACTCCATTAACTCAACTCTCCGACTACGATGCAGGAGAGGACAATAATGTAGATATTGAGGAGCAGCTTGATAACATTATCCGCATCGCTCAAGAGCTAGATGATCGAATTGATCTTGAGGAAGCTGAAGGTGCTAGCTCAGGCAGCTACTCAGCATCAGCACCAGACTGGGCGAACTCAGTATCCTATTCTGAGGATAATTTAGTAGTTAAGGACGGCACCTTATATAGGTGTTTGACCGCCCACACATCAGGAACCTTCAACACTGACTGGCTAGTAAACAGTTATTGGGAAGTTTTAAGTGGGCCTCAAGGCGAGACAGGCGCTACCGGATCTCAAGGAGCTACTGGTAACACAGGAGCGACCGGCCCTACTGGCCCAGCAGGAGCAGATGGATCCGATGGAGCCGACGGTATCTTCAGTCAGATCGCTTCATCAGGCGAAGCAATCACAGGAAGCGATAACACTAAGGGTATGACGCCTCTTAGAACTGTTGAAGCTATTGACGCTCAAGTGGATTTGACCACCTTAGCAAGCAATAGGTCTCAAATAGCAGATAATGTATCAGACATCAGTACCTTACAATCTAGGGTTACAGCACTAGAGGCAATTAATCCTGAAAATTATGGAAGGTTCGTAGGGCAGCAAGTATGTCTAAACAATCAATCTACTCCGGTAAGTTTGCTCGGACTTAATAAGTCAGGAGATGCTCAGAATAAAGGATTTGCACTAGCTCGATCTGGTGACGGTACTGAATTTGCGAGAGTACAAATCTATATTAAAAGGGAGACCAGTACTGCTAGAAGATTTAGCTCCTTAGTGTTGGTTATGCATTTAGTAAATGGCACATGGCTAATCGGGCGTGAAGATACTATGCAGTTAGATTTAAGCCTAGATGTCGATGGGGTTACATTCTCAGTACAGACATCGGGCGTAGATAATTACGGACAAGTTTATTACACATCAGACAATATGTCAGGAACCGGACATGATGATGGCGATCAATCTTTAATCTCATGGAACGGACAGGAGAACAGTAAATTATGAGAACCTTACTATTACTAATTCTTCCATTATTATTTAGTTTTAAACACATCGATACACTGGTAGTGGGTGACAGGGTTGTACCTGAGAGTAGTGCAGTCCTTCAACTGGAAAGTACCTCAGGGGCATTCCTACCTCCTAGGATGACTACTGCACAAAGAAACGCTATTAGCAGTCCTGCTAACGGTATGTTGATATACAACACAGATTTTCAATCTCTACAGGCATATTCTTCAGGTGTTTGGGGTTCTGTCGGAGGCGGAGGCGGAGCCGGTCTTGAGCCATGGGTAACAGGTACTCTTTACGATACTGATGATGTCATCTTCGCTAGTGATGATAAAATTTACGCCGCTAACTCATCTCATACTGCCGGAACCTTCAGCACTGATCTGAGTAACGGTCTTTGGAGAGAGCTGTCAGACGATATAGATCGATTAAGCTCTGCTACAGATTTTGCAATCGCTACTTGGTCAGGAAGTTCTGGGGACGCTTTACAGGTATCGGGTGTTACTATCAATGCTTCTGATGATATGACAGGGGTTAACTCTGCTGATATCGGTAACTTAGCTTTAAATCTTAATACGTTAAGCTCGACCGACACTAATGGAAATATCATCTTAGATCCAAATGGCACAGGCAATGTACAGCTACCGGATCTAACAGTAAGCCAGCCAGCTTATGTCGATGCATCGGGGAATCTAGTTTCACAGGATTTAGACCTTACATCAGATGTGACTGGAGTGTTGCCTGTCGCTAATGGCGGTACTGGCTCAGCGACTCAAAACTTTGTGGATTTAACGACTAATCAGTCTATAGCAGGTCAGAAAACTTTTACAGATGACACGACTATAGACGCATCAGGTTCAGGAGATGCATTAGCTATTACTCACAGCGGCTCAGGTGACGGGCTATCTGTTAACCATAGCGGATCTGGGGTAGCGGCTACAATTACAGGAACCGTTAATGTTACAGGGGATTTAAGCGTAGATAACCTTACATTAGATGGCAACACTGTTAGTTCAACCGATACTAACGGCAACATTATTTTAGACCCTAACGGCACTGGTAACGTAAACTTGCCTGACTTAACAATTAGCCAGCCTGCCTATGTTGATGCATCAGGTAATTTGGTTTCTCAAGACTTGTCCTTAACATCGGATGTTACAGGTATTTTACCAGAAGCTAACGGTGGCACAGGGTTAGATGCAAGTGCTGTGACCGACGGACAGCTTCTCATTGGTAACACATCCGACAACACTTTTGACCTAGCAACAATAACAGGGACGACAGACCAAGTATCCGTAACAAATGGTAATGGCTCAATCACATTATCCACGCCGCAAGATATTGCAACGACATCAAGCCCAACTTTTGCAGGCGTTACTTCTACTGGTGATATCTTAATGAGTGGAACAGGTCAGATTGACCTACCCGTAGGAACGACAGCGCAACGAAGCGGATCACCCAATAGCGGTATGCTTCGCTTTAATTCTGAGACATCTTCTTTTGAAGGTTATAACGGTTCAGCGTGGGGTTCAATCGGTGGCGGTGGTGGTGGTCTTGATATCTTTTACAACGAAGATCACGAATCCGCTACAGACTCTTCAGATTACACCACAGGGCTAAACGCAACGTTTGATAATATCGGTACACTTGGCGGTGCCCTAGCAGATGAAACAACTAATCCCATTGCAGGTGCCACGTCAATAAAGTACACAACTAGCGCAACGGCAACTAACTCAACCAACGACTGGATTGCAAGTGCATCAATCACATTAGACGATAAGCAAAAAGGCAATTTTGTCGGGTTTAACTTCTTCTATACGTGGGATGGCTCAGATGATCTTTTATGCGTAATTGTTTGGGATGATACAAATGACGCTGTACTAAACGACTCGACAGATTGCTTAGAGACCGCATCTAATCCGACTCGATATAGCCTTGGTGTTTTTATCCCAACGTCAACCAATGCGATAAAACTTGGCTTTCATCACACTGGAGCAAGTGAATCGAGCAAGGTTTTAGTCTTTGATGATTTAGAGCTTTCAAGTAATCCGTTTGTTTATAAGGAGCTTTCGGAAGTAAATTCGGTAGAGCTAAATGGAACTGATGGGAGAGCTATTACTATATCTACTGAATCAATAAACTGGAGCGGGTCTGGAAATGGATGGGTCAGTGGAGCGGATGGTTCAAATTTTACAAACGGAAACTATTACGAAGTACAAAAAAACAACTCTATTGTTGAAATAGATGGAAATATCTCATTTACCGCAAATTCAACTAATTATATCGGGCTCTATTTAAATGGAGCTTTTTATAAAATTGTTTCGGCATTTAACACAACTACTAGAAAGAAATTTCAATTTACTTCAATAAAAGGAGAATTTAGTGCTGGAGACAAACTATCTTTTGGTTCAAATGGTGCAGGATTTACCTCTAGTACAAATTCCAACCTTTGTCATTTAAGAATAAATGAGCATTGGGAAGCCGAACACGTTGTAACCCCTGCGAAAGTTAGTGCGACAAATCTAGAGGGATACTCCCCAGCGCTTGTAGGTGTCGGCACAACAACTAACCAAGAAATAAAATACAAGCTCGAAGGCGACATGATGACAATCCAAGGTCGCTGGACAAATGGAACAGTTTCTGCAACAGAGTTTCAGTTACCATTACCAAGTGGCTACACTATTGCAAGTGATTATAGTTTTATATCTATAGTTGGCGACTATCAGAGAAGTAGTGCAGCGGATACCCATTATGTCGCGTTAGCAACCGCTGGGGATTCATTTTTAAACATAGGTTATAGAAACGCAGGCACAAATGTATTGCTTACTCCGCAAAACGGTAATGCGCCTTGGGGTACAGGTGACGCAATAACAGTCAATGCAACCTTCAAAGTTGAGGAAGGAGATACCAATGCGACTTTTTTGGCGGCAATCCCTTTAAACTATACGCAGACTAAAACACTGGGTACAACCTCAACATCAAACCAAGATTTAAGTGACTTGCAGTTTAATAACCTTGTAGTCGGTAAGTGGTATGAAATAACGGGTGAAATGAGAATGTTTTCGGATGGAGGAAAGGTGAATACGGTTGAGTTTAGAAGTGCTTCTGGTGGAGGTGGTGATCTTTACCTAACTCAGAAATTTGAGGGTAATGCAGGAGGGGCTACAAATGACACTGGATGGATGTCTCCTTCCAAGAAATTTAAAGCTGTTAGCACCACGTTGTATGTTAGGCACAATGGGGCTGACACCTTAAGCTCCGGCTCTACAGTAGACTTAACCGAACTAAACTACACCAAAGAAACAACGAGGTTTTAATAACAACTTTTAGCGAACACATTCAAAAAACGCGTAGTGAGAAAATCACATTGTGCCACGTTGAGCCAAAGCGTCACGTTATGGAATGGACTTCTCAAGGTGCAGGGGTTTACACTCGTGACGATTCGCAAGTTATTATCAATGTCGAAGACAATTAAGAAAGGAGTCAAGGATGACTGACACTGGAAAAATTGAAGCAGAAGGTAAAAGAGTTTTTTTAACTGGAGTCGCTACGCTTGCTACTGCTTTTTTAATTGGAACTTTTGTTATGATTTACAACAATGACAAAAACTCTCAAATATTTGTGAAAGAATTGTCGTTCCTAACATCTCAAGTATCAGACCTTAAAGACCAGATCAAAGAGATGAGAATGGCAGTCAATAAAAACACCCTTGATCGATGGACTAGATCAGACCACACACAGTACGATAGAGCGATCCAGAAAAGACTACAAGATATAGAGAAAAGGGTATTTATCTTAGAGCAAAGGAATCATAAGTGAACAAAGCATCTTTGTTACATAAGTACAAAGAGCTTTTACCATAGGAGGAATTATGGAGTCTAAAGATTTAGCAAGTGTAGAGATCAGTAAAGAGGCTGATGTTAGTTTAGAGTACAAGGACGGTAAGCTACGACTTACTGCTGGTTACGATGGAAAAGGTGCAGACGTAGGACTGTATGTTGACATCGATCCTGACTATTTCCTTGATAAATTAGCTGAAGCAATTCCGGGCGAAATCGACGATAAAGTTATCGCTCTTTTAAAAGCTGCTTTCTAATGAATTGGGATAAGCTAGGAGATGCATTGGTAGAACTTCTGTCGGTTGAGATAATCAAAGCTCAGATAGTTAAACTACTTGGTCTATCTTCTAGCTTTCCTATTTGGATTGCCGGTCTACTGTCAGATTACCTTGCCACCAAATACGGAGAGCCAGCGATTGAGTACAGTATCAGAAAACTGAGGAGAGGTGGACTTACACTCGACGGAGCGATTAAAGTTCACAACGCATTACAGGCAAAAAAAGAGGGAAGACATGAAGATTTTATTAAGCATCTTGGCAGCATTTAGTTTGACTAGCTGCCTACCTAAAATTGAACCGCAAGAGCGCAACATATTCTCAGTAGAAGTGTTGGACTGCTACTGTCAGATGTACGATTATATGAATCTGGAGCCTGTTGAGTTCCAGTATATTGATGAAGAAGGCAATACTATCACAACGAAAGACCCTATACTATGCGACATATTCCACCAAAGTAAAAAAGAGATAAGTCTACTATCTTGTATGGATTATAAATTTTATGATGGAAACAGAGAATCTTGCGACTATTGGATAGACTATGAAGTTCAAGACAGTCTGATGTACTGTGACGGATTGATTGGAAATAGACCGGAAGTGTGGGTAACAATTAGATCTTGGATATTTGAATTAATTGAAACCATAAGGGACTCCAATGATTAGCTGTCAGGTTTCCCTCGTACCCGACAGCTATCTCTCTACAGTCTCCTGAGGCAGCTTCGGCTGCCTCTTTTAATTTATAATATGTGCATTCTTATTCATCAGCTTAGTTTCAAATGCCTTAGTCTTAGCAAGGGCAGCTCGTCGCTCCTCCTCCTTAAGATCTTCCTCTATCCTCTTATCCTCTTCCTCTTTAATCTTAGCGATCTCAGCGTCCGACTTCTCCTTAAACTCCTTATGAAACTGTTTGAACTCCTCCTCCAAATCAAAGGTCTCACCCTTCTTAGTCCTCTCGGCAGCTTCCTTCATAAACAATTGCCGACATTGTAGCTCAAGATTCTGTAGGGCGAAGTTACGTAACGTCCTCTCTTCCACTCCATACAGCTCCTTAAACTTCACCTTATAATGGTTGAGGTGGTTCAGAAGATTCTCAACATAAGGGTATAGCTCACCCCAAAACTTTTGAAGGAGAGTTAGCATAGATCTCATATCCGATTGCTGTAGGTGCATGGTCGCTACAATCATATCAAACATTGCCATATCTACCTTATCCCCATTAGGTAAGGTGATAGGCTCTCCTGCTATCCATTGCCTATGGGTATATGCCTGCTTCCATAGCTCCTCAGTCTCATCATTCAAGCTATCAATAACCGCTGATTGTCTCTTCTTTATCAGTACATCAAACTCTTTAGCTTCTCTCTTTTTTCGTGACTTGATACCCATCTATACCTCCGTTTTCAAATAGGAATTTATCTTTAAAATTAGGACACGTTTCATTAGGTGCGAACATTCTGTGCGGATCTACTGTGGCATTGGGATACTTTGACTTCAATTCATATAATACCGTATGTAGACTTAACCCTTGCTTAAAAGTAAAATTATAATCACCGTAAAGACACACATGAATAGAGTGGCTATCAAATCCTCGTACGGTATTTTTAGGTCTTTCGAGTCTAGCTCCTCCGTAAATCTCTCCGTCTTTACATATTAAATAGTGGTATTTCTGTTGTCCAACTAGGTTCCACCACTCGAACATATTGTACTCATCCTCATGCTCTTCCCTCTCAAAGCCAGTGCAATGGATAAATATCTGACTAATCACCCTTTTCATAATACTGCTCCTATTACCTTCATCTTCTTGCGAAGGCTCTCAATTATTCTCTTGTCCTGTACGCTTCCAATTATATTGTGGACAGTACAGGGATCTTCCTGCCCTATCCTATGGAATCTCTTCCTCATCTGATCATTCTTAGCTGGAGTCCAATTGGGGTCATTGACTATTAGATGTCTCGCATTGGTGAGGTTCATACCCTCTGCCCCTGAGCCTATGGTAATACATAGAAAGTTATGCTGGCTTCTTTGAAACTCACTGACATACTTATCCCTCTTCCTCACCGGTATATCGCCATGAATGTAGGGACATCCTAACTTCTCAGCAAGCCATTCTACTGGTTTCTTGTGATCTGAGTAAATTAGGAATGGCCCTAGCTTTCTCTCGTCCAGCATCTTCACGTAGTCTAAAGTGTATTTCACCTTTAGCATAGCAGACTTCGCCTTCAGCTCTGGAGAGTATTTCTCATTGCCATTAAACTCATTAAACATTTCCATTAGCTGTGGGATATTTCTGTAGTCCACAACTACATTCTTCTCCATAAGAGGAGGTAGCTTTAATACCTTATCAGCTCTCCTTCTAATCATCTTATCCTTAAGGTAATACTTGAGTCTTTTAACTGTATCCTTTCTAACTCCCTCGTACTTTGTTATGAGCCTACGCCTACCTTTAACATAGATAGTGCGCTCCTTTTTAATGGAGTAATCCTCATAAAAATCCCACGGCACAGGGTAGTCCTTATAAACATTCGCCCCATTAGTAGGATGTACAGTATAGCCACACATCCTTAGCAAAGAGTACAGCTCGACCGGAGTACCGTTAGGCATAGGAGTTCCTGTAAGAAGTGCCAGTCTTTCCGGCGCTGACCGATAGATTAACTCATGTAATCTCTCAGTCCTTTTAGCATCTATATTCTTTATGTAGTGCGCTTCATCAATTATCACCATATCAACCATATCAAACACATGAGAGGCATGGTCAATCTGGGCATAACCCATGATAATAAAGTCCACATTTTTAGGAATGGGCAGCTTCGCCTCCTTATTCCCTTCAATAACGTGAACCATGTTAAGGTGTGACTCAAGTTTATTGATCTCACAAAACCAATTGTACCGGAGGAAAGCTGGAGATATTATTAACACCTTGCCACCGTTACTTACGACATCAAAAGCAATGGTAAGGGACTGGAGGCTTTTGCCAAGGCCCATCTCATCAGCGTTAATGTGGTAATGATGGAGGAGACCGAAGTCGATCCCCTCCTTTTGGTAATCAAATGGTGTAACAGCTAGACCTTTATAGCTCGTCACTGCTTGCGCTTTCCATGGCAGATATGACAGTCTCAACAAAGGACTCAAGTACTTCCCCTGTATTGCCGTCAAGGAAATCTTCTCCCTCTAAATCTGTACTTGCTTGCTTGGCAAGTCGCTTCATCTCGTCTGACTTCTTCCAGTCTGGGAAGTTCTCAGTTAAGATCTCACCAAGTTTAGTCTTATGATCTTTAACCTCTCGATCATAAGCTACTGGCTTCTTACGGGATGCGGCTTTCTTCGTAGTTTTCTTGGTGGTCTTCTTAGTAGTTTTCTTGGTGGTCTTCTTAGCTGGAGCTTCCTCTTCTACTTCTTCTGGTAACTCCGGCAGCTCTTCCGTCTCAGCTTTAGAAGTTTTCTTCTTAGTAGTAGAAGTCGATCCTCCAATACCAAGAACTCCACGAACTTTCGCACGTAACTCCTTCGCAGCCTCTTCAAAGTCTTCCCCCTCTTCTAGGTTAGCTGTCGCTTCCATCATCTCTGGTTCGTAGTCTTTCTCTTGTACTGTTTTAGTGTAAACAATTTGTGTAACTTGCACTGTAGTCTCCTTATAATAATTCTGAGTCATCCTCTTTAGGTTTAACCCATTCGTTTAATTCGTACTTAGGTGGTCTTGGCACCATAATACTTTCTTTTAATTCCCAGTCTTGTCGCTCAAACTTTTTGATGAGGTTCAATGCTTTCATGTACTTAGCTCTACCCATCTCAATGTAGTTCTCAGCGTCCACCAATTGAGCTGGTGTCTTCTTATCCTTAGAAGCAAAGATCCAATAGAATTTCTCCTTATAGGGAATGTCTAACTCAAAGTGATCAATGCAAGCATTAACCACATCCAGATAAAGGGCAGCCGATAGATCATAGTTGAGTGTCTTGATCTTCTGCTTAATCATATCTGCTCGATGAACATAACCCTTAGTACTCTTGGGGTCGACGATGTAGTCAGTGTGAAGGCAGTCAGTCCTAACCTTAACATTAACCCCATGGAACTTAATAAAGAAGGACACCTCATATTCCCCACCCTCAAGATAGGACTTACATAGCTCGCTCGCCTCGTAGTTAGCTCTTAACTGTTTGACATCCTTAAGCATACCCTCAGTTAGAATAATCTTATCCTTATGCCTCTCCTTAAAATCGTCCCAGACTTTCCCTCGTCTTTGACCGCCCTTAAAGTTTACAAAGCTACCCTTCAGTTTATCCGGCTCAAGTAATGCAAGATGAAAGATAGTTCCGACGTCAAAAGCATCTTGCATAGCTTGAGGTGTTGGCTCTGGTTTATTTAAAATGTATTCTCTATGGAATTTATGCGGATCTTCTAACATAGTTTTAAGTTGAGAGGAGCTGTAGTAATGCTCCTCCCGACTGTATTGCTTATGATATTCATCGTCCGGCATGTCCCAATAGACATTAGGCTCTATCATAGATCTTCCTCTTCTTCCTCTTCCGCACCAAGTTCATCAAGCTCGTCCGGTACGCCACCTTCTTCTGCTACATAGACATCCATGGTATGACATAGCTCGCCTTCCCAGTCACCGCTGCTAACTTCAACTTGACCAGTGTAGACTACCTTAACAGCATCACCCTTCTGAACTCCCTGCATGTTACGCTCTAAACAACCGCAACCGTTCAGTAATAGGTTATCCCCAACCTTAATCGGATTACCGTTCTGGTCTTCACATTCTAAATCGAAGTCCTCAAGCTTGATGATGTAGTTCATTCTCTTAAATCTTTTATCCTTTTCGCTTCCAACTACAATACCTTCTGCCCAGTCACCTTCGTCCCACTTGTCCCATGAGTGTAGGAATCTTGGTGCATTACGATGGACATAGTTTCTCCTTCTCCTTCCTTCAGATCTTTTCTCTGCTCTTCTGTTAGATGATGTTTTCTTTCTTGTTGTTCGTTCTCTTCGACTCATTCTTTTCTCCTTATAGTAAGTCTAATATTTCATCTCGCTGAAAGTAGCGACTGAATTTATTGTATTCATCTCCTGCTCGTTCATCTACATATATTCTTTCTCGTTTCACCACTAACCCTTTGGGAGTTTTTACATACTCCCTTCCCTCAGGATAGTCAGGACTCCAGATGTTAGCGTCAGTACCAACCATTTTCTCTTCCCTACTATATCTGGGGTAGTAGTCTTGGAATGACTCAATCATAGCGTAGTTAAGAGAGTCCATCGCCCCAAGATTTTCGCTATTGAACTCAGCATAAAGGGCATCATGGAGAGTGAACGGTATTGCCAGCCCGAGGTCTTGTGCATAAGTGACTGCGCGGCGCATGATATCTGCCCCTGCCCCTTGTATCGGCATATTCTTAACAGAGCGGTGATTTGGATTATCACCCCACATAGTCCAACCGTCTTTTAAGGTGACATAACCTACATTTTTATAGTGATGAAAGAAGTCATCCTTAAAGTCAGCATAGGAGTAGAACAGATCATCGAATAAATCAATCAGCTCTTGTGCTTCCTCTTCTGAAGTAGGAACTCCGGTATCATTCGTAATCTTTGCAGCCAAGCTCTTAGCTCCCATGAGGTACATGATACCAAGCACTGTAGCCTTAAACCTGTCTCTAATATCTCCGTGACTTTTCTTAGTTGCATCTTTTGGTACAGCTCCTACTTTCTTGGCGAACCACAGGTAGACATCCCCCGAGTGATACGCCTCTAATAAATTTTTATCATCTGCTTCAAGTCCTGCAATCAATACCTCTTGAGACTTCCAGTCGATCCCACCCATGGCCATACCTTTAGCTGGCTCACATAGAGATCTCATCCACGCTGATTTTAAAAAGAGGAACGTAGTGCTGGACGGCTGTGATCGGCTTGACTGGCTTCCGTATATATTAAAGTACGGCCTGACTCGTTTATCGCTTCCAATCGCATCCCATATTGTGCTCCTTGAACTGTTAGAAAATCCAGCAAGGTGTTGTCTTGTCTTAAGGAATCTAACGAACTGGCTACCCAGACTTTCTTGCGAATAGGAGTGCCTGTCGTGGAAATACTTCTGGAAACTTTCAGCCGATAGCGAATACTGACCTTTGGGGTGTAGCTTAGAGGGGTCAGTCTTGTCCCAATTGTGTGGCAAACTCGGTTCAATAGATTTAATCCAACTACGTGTGGCAACTTGGTTCCAACTATATTTTCCCTTTCTAATATCGTATTTAAAGGGGTCAGCGTCCGGTATCCATCCGTGTTTTCTGTTAAGCTCATTAATTTCTCCCTGTATCTTTCCTAGTATATCGCCAACACTGTCGGCGAAATTTCTCATGTACTCGTAATTAACCGGATAACCTAGCTGCTCCATGAGAGCTGTTCTAGCAGAGTAGTTTCCTCTGTTAATCATCCATTGTTTTAACTGTTTAAGATCTGATGTCCTATACTTCCTCTTATATAGTGCCATCATCTTTTTCAGCATATCAGGAAGTCGAACGACATCATCCTCGTTGTACTCTAGTACCTCATCACGATGCCGCTCGATTTCCTTTCGATTACCAGAAATGATCAGCTCCCTAATCCGATCTTTCCGATCTGTATCTACTTCTTCATCCAATAATTTATAGCAAGCTGCTGCGTACCCATCTTCAGGTTTAGCGTGGTTCTCACTGTCATTGTCATAAAAGCTCACCTTAGGCTTGGTTATTTTCTTCTTACCTTTAATCAACTGCTTACCGTATGAAAGCTTATGGTTGTGGTTTAAAAGGTTACGGTATTCAAGCCATAGATCTACCCAGTGAATATCCGTAACCTTCATACCTAAGGACAATAGTGACCGTGCTTCAGCGATCACATTGTATGCAATAAACATATAGTTACGTTTTTTGTAATGGAAGAGAGTCTCTACTAGCTCCCTTTGCACATCCTTATTATCATGTAGCCAGTAGCGCTCGGACTCCTCAAAGTTCCAATCCTTGTCGTACACATAGACCACACATGAAACTAGGTTTAGTTTCTTTTCATTTGATCCATTGTACTCAAAGTCAAGGAACAGTTTTCCTTGTTTAATTTTTAAACATTCCAGCATGGCCGATAATCTTCCCCACCTTTTGTAAGGTGTGTATGTTCATTAGGTTTTGTTTCCACTCATTATAATCAGGAAACTCTTTCAACCTGAGGTGGACTAGGTCAGGGTTGACCATTTCAAATCCCCCTTCTTGGATATCTCTCATATACACTTTAATAATCATATCTCT